GTCGACGCGACGGACGAAGCCGGGATGTACGGCATCACCCTGGAGGCCAATAGGAGCGGCAAATGAAAACCACATCCACCGACGGCCTGATCCAATTTGAATTTGATGAGGCCACCCTTCAGGTTATCGAAGATGCCCTGGGCAGCTTGAAAAGCGAGAGCCGCAAGGTGCTGAAGAACGCGGTGAACGCCACCGCCAAGCAGGCCAAAGCGGATCTGGCCCAAGAGGCCCAGAAAACCTATGTGCCGAAAAAGACCCGGTTCACCAAGGCCATGAAAACCCAGAACGCCACGACCGGAAACCCCACGGCGACCATCAACATCACCGGGGAGCAGCTGGAGCTAAAGGACTTCAAGGTCTCACCGGCCACCTATAAGCCAAAGAACAAGCCGGATGTCTACAAAGCAAAGGTGCTGCTTTCCAGCAGCCTAAAAGGGCTGGAGTCCGGCACCAAGGCATTCCTGGTGAAGTTCAAGACCGGCCATGTCTCCATCGCCCAACGGTACGGCAAGAGCCGCTATCCCATTAAGAAGCTGCTCTCCAACTCCATCCCCAAGATGATCGGGAACCAGGATCGGGTCTTTGGAGTGGTGGAGCCGGAGATCTACGACAACCTCATGGGCAACATCCAAAAGGAAATCGGAAAGGTTCTGAAGAAATGACAGCAAGAGAACTTCAACAGGCCGTGGTGGACGACATCCGGGAACTGCTGGCCCCCATCAAGTACGACACCCCCGGCGGGAACCAGGCAGCGCCCTCCATCTTCAAGCAGAGCCTGCCAAAGAAGCAGGCAGAGGATGAAGATGACCCATTCCCCTATGTGATCGTCCGCCTGGACACCGGCGGCGTCGATTCTCCCACGGACCCCCACAAGGTAGCCATGATCCTCCTGGTCGGCATCTACGACGAAAGCCCGGAGAACAACGGCCATGAGGCGGTGCTGGAGATCATCGAGAAAATCCAGACCCACTACCAACAGAACCCGGCGCTGAAGCAGTTCGCCTTCACGGACCCGTCCACATGGGTCCTGCAGGATGAAGAGAGCTGGCCCTACTTCTTCGGAGCCTGCAACCTGACCTTCAACGCACCGGCACCCAGGGTCAAATGGAGCGATTTAGTATGAAAAAATTTGTCTATGTCGGCCCCACCATCACCGGTGTGGCCACGCGGAACACGGTCTACGAGGGGATGCCCGAGACGCTGAACAAAGCGATCCAGGACCGCCCCTACATGGCCGGACTCTGCATCCCGGTCTCTGGCCTGGGCAACGCCCTCTCTCAGATCAGCCGGGGCCAGGGTGGCGTTTACACCCTGTATAACAAGGCGCTCAGCGAGAGCGCCGAAATCCAGAAAGGAGCGAACTGACCATGGCATATCAGCATGGCGTCCGAGTGCAGGAACAAGCGACCAGCGTCGTGGCCCCCATCGAAGGGACCGCAGGGCTGCAGGTCGTATTCGGCACCGCACCCGTCCACCTGGCGACCAACCCCTATGGCGTGACCAACACGCCGGTGATCGCCTACAGCTGGACTGAGGCCGTCCAGCAGCTCGGATTCACCTCCGAGAAGGGCAGCAACGGCCACTACCTCTACACCCTCTGTGAATCCATGTATGCCAGCTTCAAGCTGGCCGGGGTGGCCCCCGTGATCTTCGTGAATGTGCTGGACCCCAAAAAGCACAAAAAGAAGAACGACACCCAGACCGTGGAGGTGGAGGACCTGGAGGCCACCGTCCCCATCACCGGCATCCTGCAGGATACCGTCTCTGTGAAGAACGGGGAGGTGGAGCTGGAGATCGACACCGACTATGTTCTCAGCTTCGACGATGACGGCCAGACCGTGATCACCCTGACCTCCACCGGAGCCGGGGCCACCGCCGAAACCCTGACCGTGGAGTCCACCTCCATCGACCCCACCGCCGTCAAGGCCGACGACATCATCGGTGCCAGCGCCTCCGGCGGCGAGAAGGGCATGGAGGTCCTGCGGCAGATCTACCCCAAGTTCGGCATGACCCCCGGTCTGCTGCTGGCCCCCGGCTGGAGCCACATCCCGGATGTGGGCCTGGTGCTGGCGGCAAAGTGCGAAGAGATCAACGGCTATTTCACCTGCGAGGGCTTCATCGACCTGGACAGCACCGCAAGCGGCTGCACCGCCTACACGGGCTGCAAGGCCGCAAAGGAAAAGGCAGGCAGCACCTCGATCCACACCCAGACCCTGTGGCCTGCGGTGGCCGCTGGCAGCATCTCCCTGTGGTATTCCGCCGTCCAGGCCGCGAACACCGCATACCTGGATGCCAGCAACGACGATGTGCCGAACCTCTCTCCGTCCAACAAGCTGCTGGGCATCACCGCCACCATCCTGGCCGATGCCGCCTACGATGAGGAAACCGGCACCTGGGACAAGGAAGTGCTGCTGGATCAGCTGCAGGCCAACTCCCTCAACGGCGTAGGCATCACCACCGCCATCAACAGCAACGGCTACCGGAACTGGGGCAACAACACCTCGGCCTACCCCGCCACCACCGACATCAAAGACCGGTTCTTTAATTGCCGCCGGTTCTTCTCCTGGTGGGGCAACAGCTTCATCCTGACCTACGCCCAGAAGGTGGATGACCCCGCCAACCGCCGCCTGATCGAGTCCATTGTGGATTCGGAGAACATCCGTGGTGCGGCCTATGTTTCCAGCGGCAAGTGCGCCGCCGCCTACATCGAGTTCACCGAGGATGAGAACCCGGTGACTAACTTGCTCAACGGCAAGCTGACCTTCCACCAGCACCTGTCCCCCTATCCCCCGGCGGAGGACATTCTGAACATCCTGGAATTTGATCCCGACGCGCTGTCCAGCGCCCTGACTGGAGGTTGATCTAAATGGCGATTGCAGGAATTCCCGAGGTCATCAATGACTTCAATCTTTACACCAGCGGCAATGTTCTGAGCGGCCACACCGGAGAGGTCGCCCTCCCGGACTTCGAGGCCATCACCGCCACCATCTCCGGCGGCGGCATCCTGGGTGAGTACGAAACCCCGGTGGTGGGCCACTTCGGCAGCATGGAGCAAGAGGTCCCCTTCCGGTGCATCAACAGCGATTACTTCAAGCTGGTGGACCCCAGCACCACCATGGACCTGACCCTGCGAGGCTCCATCCAGACCACCGTCAAGGCCACCCAGAACATCGACTATGTGGGGATGCGGGTGGTCATGCGGGGCCGGTGCAAAAAGCTGGCCATCGGCACCGTGAAGCAGCGGGAAGGTATGGACAGCTCCGTCACATTGGAGCTGACCTACATCATGGTAGAGATGGACGGCTCCAAGAAGGTGGAGCTGGACAAGCTCAACGGCGTCTACAAGGTCAACGGCGTGGACCTTTTGGAAAAGGTCCGGCAGCAGTGCTGATGGGAGGAATGAGCCATGAGTGAGGAAAAGAACATCACCGCCCAGCCGGATGAGGAATCCGGCACCCTGGTCAAGTTCGCAAAGCCCTATCGCTTTGAGGACCAGACCTATACCGAGGTCGACCTGACCGGCCTGGAGAACCTGACGGCAGAGGACATGATCGCGGCTGAGAAGTTCCTCAACCGCAGCGGCGTCTTTTCTCCCATCCCGGAGATGAGTACCGAGTATGTCAGCTTCATCGCCGCAAAGGCGTCCAAGCTCCCCATTGAGTTCTTCAAGGGACTGCCCCCCAAGGATGCGGTCCGGGTGAAAAACCGGGTGACCAGTTTTTTCTACGGAGAGGACTAAGGCCCGAGGACGGGAAAGAGCTGCGGCGGGTATGCGTCCGCGTATCCATGGCGCTCCATACCGGATTCGACTATTTCATGCAGATGCCCATCACTGATCTGGTGGAGACGGTAAAGGAGGCGGAAAAGGCAATTGGCAAGTTCAAGCGCAAGTAAGGAGTACAAACTGGCCGTCAAAATTGCCGGTTCCGTCTCCTCCTCTTACAACAGCGCCATGGCAGAGGCCGGAAACCAGATGAACAACCTCGGCTCCATCGCCAAAAAGGCTGCAGCGGTCGCCGCCGCCGCCTGGGGCGCTTTGAAGATCGGGCAGTTCATCTCCGACGCGGTGGACACCTACTCGGAGTTCGAGCAGGCGATGGCCAACACAGCGGCCATCGCCGGAGCGACGGACACGCAGTATGAACAGCTGGAAGCGGCTGCGCTGGCCATGGGCAAGGCCACCACCAAGTCGGCGTCGGAGTGCGCCGAGGCCCTGGGATACATGAGCCTCGCCGGATGGTCGGTGCAGGAATCCATCGACAGCCTGGAGCCGGTGCTTCGACTTTCGGAGGCCACCCAGATGGACCTGGCGACCTGCTCCGATCTGGTGACGGATTCCATGTCGGCCCTGGGCCTGCAGACAAGTGACCTCGCCTCTTACCTGGACATCGTCACAGCGGCCAACAACAACGCCAACACCACATCGGAGGCGCTGATGGAGGCCCTGATCGGATGCGGCGGCGCAGCCAAAACCGTCGGCGTCTCCCTTCTGGACACCTCCACCGCCCTGGGTGTGCTGGCCAACAACGGCACCAAAGGCTCGGAGGCAGGCACCGCCCTGAACAGCATCCTGGCCCGGATATCCAGCAACGACAGCGCCATCAAGGCGCTGGATTCTCTGGGGATCTCCGCCTTCGACGCAAGCGGGGAGTTCGTGGGCCTGCAGCAGTTCCTGGAGGATACCCAGGGGGCGCTGGCCAACCTCTCCACGGAACAGCAGGCGTACTACCTCAAGCAGATCGCAGGCACCAACTACTTCACGGAGATGTCCTACCTTTTGGACTCCGTGGCAGATAGCGCCGACGGCACCGCAAACGCCTGGGATACCCTGGCGAATTCCTTAGAGAATTCTGGTGGCGCTCTGGATGCCATGGCCGCAACGGTCACGGACACCTTCGAGGGAGCAAAAGAAAGGCTTTCCTCCGCCCTGGACGATCTGAAGATCAACCTGGTCAGCAGCTTCGCCCCCTACGCAAAGGATGCCCTGAACGCCGTAGCAGAGTACATCCCCAAGATCACCGACAACCTCATCCCCATGGCCCAGGGCTTTGTCGACTTCGCCCTTCCAAAGGTCCAGGCGTTCGCCGCCGGTGTGCAAAGCACCGTCGGCAGGCTGGTCACCAATGTGACCGCCAAGATCGCAGAGCATCAGGGGACTATCGACAACCTGAAAGCAGCAGCCGGAAACGCCATGGATGCCATCGGCGGCATCTTTGAGAACTATG